CCAAAGACGAACCCCACGGGAAAGACAAAGCCGACGCCCAGCGTTGGCGCCTCATTTGGCCCTGTTCAATTGTGGACGCAGCCTGCCAGGACTTGGTCCATCGGAAGCAGAACAAGGCGGATATCTCTGCCTATGCCTTCGATCAGTTGAACGTGCAAGGAGTCGGAATGGGGCACCACGACGACGGAATACAACGGACAGGGCGGATGTTGGAACACCTGTCCCAGACCGGCCGTCTTGACCTGAAGGGCTCCGACGCTTCAGGGTGGGACATGTCAGTCTGCCGCGACGCCCTGTACTTCGACGCCGAGCGTCGGACTACAAGGATGTCCAGAGCTGACGCGCTCGCCCGAGACCTTTTGTTCGCCAAGCTGCGACAAACTCGACCCATATCTTGGTGATAGGGAAGGAGTTGTGGACCTTCCACAATTTTGGCGTCACAGCCAGCGGTATTCCTTCCACGTCAGCCCAGAATTCCCCGATCCGTGCCTTTGTCCTCCTGGTCTGCGGAGCCACCACGGCTTCTGCGACCGGTGACGACGAGGTGCACACCGGGGACGTCGACGAGTCTCTCATGTCCACCACCGGATGCATCACGAAGGCGGGGAGTGAGACTGTTAGCGGGCCCTTGGGGCCTATTGCTTTCACGTCCCACAACTACTTCTTCCGCGACGGCCGATGGCACGCCGAGTTCGACAACTTTCCCAAGATGTTGGCGTCCTTCGATTTGCGCCGCGCTGGAGGTCCACCCTCGCAAGATGTCATCTCCGGCATGCGATTCGCATTGCGCCATACTCCGGCGGCCGATCGCATTCTGGTGGCGGTAGCGGAGCGACTCGGTTGGAACGTTCCGGAGGCTTTGCCTCTGGATTGCAGGTTCTGACTGAGCACATTCCGCCGGGTTAAGTCCCCCCGGCGTAGCGGACAGGGGCACCTAAAGACATCACTTGTATAGCCTGATGCTTTGGGTTCTGGACGCGTTGCGAGCCTTCCTTTGGCTCCCGTCCCCTTTTCTTTCTCTTTCTTTCTCCTTGCTCTCTCTCCCCGAAGTTGGGAGTGAACTGCCAGCATCACCTGCAATGGCATTTACAAAGAAACAGCAAGCCGCCCTCTCAAGAGCTCGCGGTCCTCGGGAGCGTGAAGCGTTGAAGGCTTCCTTCATGAAACAACAGAATCTTTCGAAGAAGTCTTCTAAGGCGGAGAACCTCAGTAGCGCGGGGTTCAAGTCTCGTCCAGGCAAATCCTTCGACGCCCCTAGGGCTAGAGGGCCAAACCTTAAGGTGTGGGATGCTGAACACAACTCCCACATGCCTCTGCCCCGAAGTACAGGTCCATACACTGTTACACGGATTACCACTCGTTATACGGTGGATCGCGACGTTAACATCTTCGGGACTTTCAGGCGTCGAGACACCGCCTCCGGAGCGCTCGGAGAGTGGTCCAGCGTGTTTTGTGTCTCCGACGTAACGGCGTCTCAACCCGTTAACGCAGCCAACAACGCTACCTTCACAGGACACAACATGGCTGGATACGGCTACGAAACCACCGTTGCTCCAAGCGCTTTCAGCGTTCAAGTCTGCAACCCCGCAGCTCTTCAGACCACCACAGGGATGACTTACTTAGGGGTTTGCAGTTCTCAACTGGGTATCTCCAATTCCCCCGAACCGTGGAATGACTGGGCAGAACGCTTCATCACGAACATGCGCCCGCGCAGCATGTCTGCCTCCTCGATCGCCGTGCGAGGCAAGAAAGTCTGCTCGTACCCACTCAGTCTTGAATCCTTGTGTGATTTCACAGAGATCACCACCACGGTTTCATCCACCGGTACATGGACTGGTGCAATTATGGAGTGCTCCGGCTTCGCGCCGATTGTGCTCTACAACCCTGGAGGTGCCACCCTCGAAGTGCTAGTCACGACAGAGTGGCGTACCCGCTTCTCTCTTTCTCACCCAGCTGCCTCATCTCACAAGATGTGGCTGCCGACTCCAGAACGCATCTGGCACGCATCTCTCAATGCTGCCGCTGCTGTCGGCAACGGCGTCGTAGACGTCGCGGAGGGGGTTGAGAAAGTTGCAGCCGCCGGTCACAAGGCAGCCAAGGCAGTTGGCTTCTGGTAACCAGCAGCAGTTGGGAGGAGGCCTGAATTCATGCTTCCCACCCCCCCCCCC